GGATTATACCACACGTTTAAGTTTAGTTGCAGATTGTCGGAAGCCTCATTTCTAACGGTTATATGCACCCCCATATCGGCAACATCATTAATATAGTTGGTAAAAGCCTCTAATTGATCGTCTGTTAAGGGCTGTTTATCTGCATTGGCAATTTTGATATATAGGGTTGATTTGTCGCTCTCTTCAACGGCAATAGCATATTTAATTATTTTACTTTGTTCTATCTCCGCCTCTGTAAGCTCCGAATTGTCGTAATAGTCTTTTCCTTCTACAAGCTCGTAACCGTATTGGAAGTCTAAGGCTTTTTGCCTGTACCAATTTGCCGTACGGCGTTCCTTTTCATTGGATTGTGTAAATACTTGTTGTTTAAATATTTCAAACATTTCGCACAAGCTGTCAATAGCAAATGAGACCATAAAGAGAATACCACCAAAAGCAGATACTTTACTCGTAGAAGTAATTTCCTGTAAGGCTTCTAAACGCTCTTTTTGCGCTACCATGTCGTTGTATATTTGTTCTTGCCTACTCATTATCGTACTATAAATGTGTTTTCAATTTGCATTTCGTCTATGCCCTTAAATTGTTCAATAGTTAGGTTATCCACATCGGTTGCCGGTTTTAAATCTCGACTTTGATAGAAACCTACTATTTCGGTATCAATACTTATTCCTTCCGGGATGATTAAGGTTGTGTTTGGGGTTAATTTTTCAGTTAATGAAAGGTTGTTAGCTTTAGCAATCGCCAACGCATTTTTAGCCATTCCCGTAGTTTGTATAGCTACGTCTAACAAATTTTGCCTATTCATTACTATTACCTTCATCCTCAAAGTATGTGTTAAACTTTCTAACGATAAACCCTAAAACCCCGTTTGCTTCCGCATATCCAAGAGCTACCATGTTTTCCAACAATGATTTTAAAAGCTGGTATATAGTTCCGGCTAAAAATGCCCAATAGAATATTATAAACGGGTCTAACTCAAAATCCATAATTGCCGGGAACTGTAACCCATTTTTAAAAGAGTTGAGTATATAAATGATGAGTAAATAAGTTCCTACTTTTAAGAACATTCTACCCATTTTACGGCTCTCTACTTTTTCTTTACGTTTTTTGGAAGCTCTTACACCGGTAGAGAACTCCAAAATATTAAGAAGTACAAACGCACTAAAAACAAGTAGGTCAAAACCCAAGTAATCCAAAAGGAATGTTTTTACGGTACCTATAATTAGGCTAATAGAAATAACTTTTGTAGTTAGAAAATATCCAAATGTACTCATCTTATAATCTGTCAAATTTTGGAAGCCGAAGCCTTCTAATATGTAATTAATTGTCCTCATACTATTTTTAAATTATGGGCATTGCCTTGTGTATCGGTACCAACGGCATTGCCTGTTTTTACATAATTGTCAATCTTATCTGCCAATAACGTAGCCATTTGCTCCGCTATCACGGTTACGTTTTTGGTGGTTTGCGGGTTATTTAATATGGTTATTAATCCCGCTTGTAACTCTGTTTTTAATATTGTCTTATTTAAAGCCATTGATACTATTTTAAAATGGTGTTTAAACGGTTTTTAATCGTTCCCGTTACTTCTTGTTTAATTTTGTTAATTGCGGGGACATTTGGGGTTACTCCAATACTTACGACCACCTTCGCCAGCTCGTCGCATAGCTTTCCTATTTCTGCAATCAAATCGTTATGTACTTCTTTCAAGTTTTCGCCGTCCCTGTCTATTTTAAACCCGTCCGCATTTATAATGTACTCGGTAGTTGCTATTTTTCCCTCGATCTCTTCAACCTCTGAAAATGCCGTTACAAATAATTCGTTTTCTACGTTGTTGATAATAGAGACCAATACCCAACTATCTTGTTTTGGATAGCTTACTATTTTATCGCCGCCCTCAATAATTGAGGATAGGCGTACGTCGTCATATTCAATACTATGCCTATCTATTACCGTAATGGTTTTTTCGTCCTTATCAATAGCCGTTACCTTTGCCGGAAACGTTTGTATTTCGTTTTCCATGAGCTTTTTAAGCTGCCTTGTTATTTCACGCTCTTTACTCATGCACTTATTTTTTGCCCTATGGTTACCGTGCGCCGTGCGCCTCGACTACCAAAGGTTATGACTACTTTTGATATAAAATATTTACCCTCTCTCTCCGGGTAACGCTCATCTAAAATATGAGCGGTCATACTACGATCGGCAAACGGAATTAAAAAGCCCGTTACGGTGCCTTCGTAGCCGTCGTATTTCATTTCCTGTAACTTGCTTTCAGCTACTTTTTTTAATTCTTCTTTGGTTGTAATTTCATGCGTTAGCCAGTCTTGTTTTTGTCCGTCTTTGTCGCCTACTTCAACCTCTATATGGGTATTATCCTTTTTCCAACCTTGCGCCCGTAATCGTATTTTTACTTGCTCGGCTTTTCTGAACTGGAGATTATGTTTTACGATATTATACTCTAAATCATATACAACCTCCTTGCCTGTACCTTCGGTTTGGCGTAATCCCGCAAATAATTTACCTTCATCGTCCAAAAAGATGCTTAAACCGTATTCTTTTAACATCATAAGGGCTTGCGCTCCGTTTTTGTTTTTAAGTAAGAACTTCTTTAAAGGCACGTTAGGGATGTTATTAGATAACTCAACGTTAGTACCTTCTACGATGTAGGTAAGAATGTCTTTTAATGTGGTATCCTTAAAGTTTTTAAAGCAAGGTTTTTGGCGTACAAACCAAATCGCATCCTCGCAATGTATTTCAATAGGAGTATTTGGCTTTACATACGTAACAAAGCCCTTAAACTCTGTATGGGTAAACTTGTCTTTATAGGATAGCGTTATAGTAACCGGGTCATTTACTTTTATAGCATCTTCGGTACTTTGAGTTTCTCCAGTTTCTTTGAGAACAAATTTTGTAGGGAGCTTAATAACTGCCGTATCACTTAATAAATCTACCGAGCGGGTAATTTTTACATCGACCACCTCGTTAAATATCAAGTCCCCTATCTCTATTTTACTATCTAATACAAACATTAACTCGGGAATTTTTGGTTATTACTAACTTTTCGCTCCGCTAAAAAGTCCTCGTTACTGATTGCTCGTATTGTATAGGCTTGCGCTCCGGGTATGCCCTGCATATCCGAATAACTTGCCGACTCTACAACTATTTGGTGTATTTGGAATAGTTCTAATATGCTATTTTCGATATTTATAGCCTGTCTTGTTTCAGCTAATTCTCGTATTATCTCGACTTGTTCCGACGGGTATCGCTGTGGTTGTTTAGGGTCAATACAAATACCTCGTAACTCTATTTGGTAATCGTCTGCCGATATAAATTCCTTTACAGTTCCTTTTCTTTTAGAGCCTACGGTAACCGTTTTTACAATATTCTTACGAGAATGAAACCGTATAAGTGGCTCATTTGGTAATCGTACTTTTCCTAAATTGGGAAGTGTACAATAGAAGTCCATAAAAAAAGGTAACCCCAAATCGTTTTTTATACCACTTGTCCCGATGTCGCTAACGGAAATGTTAGTATTTACAATCTTCTTTGCTACAAACTCGGGATAAGGCAAGCCAATGTAACTCGTTACTAAATTTCTTATGTCAAATGTATTTAATGCCATTTTTACCCTATTGATGTTTGTAATTGATTGGAGCTATTTAAAACTCGTAATAACATTTCTATTAACTTACTTTCGGACTCTTCTACGCCCTCATCAAAACTCACGGTATGTATTTCCGTCTTGTCCTGTAACTTTTCTAAATTGATTGTAATATGTGTTTGCTTTTTACCGCCTCCAGTAATACCGCCGATACCTCCCGAAGTGGCATCTTTAGAACCACCGCCCCCTTCTGTATTTAAGGTTTTTGCGCCGTATTTATCTACTACATCTTTTTGGTAGTTGCTCGTAGCTTCTTTTTTTCCGGTAGCATTGGTAAAGGAGTTTTTTAGCTTGTTAAAATCCTTTTTAATAGCTTCTTTATCTATGGTAATCCCAATTTTAGAGAACTCATTAGCTGCCTTTTTACCATGTTCGGCAACTTTCTTATAGCCGTCTATAATAGATTGTTTTCTTCGTTCTACATCGCTATTAATCTGATCTAACATGGCTTGGTTTTTGGAAGAGTCCCCAATACCTAAAGCATTTTTAAATTTGTACCAACCCTTTTGTATTTTTAATATACCGATCATTATGCCGTTTATCATGGCATTAAAATTGGCTTTTACAAAAGAGACGTAGGTATTAAATACTTCTTTAGCTCCATTAACTACACCCGACCACGATTTACCCCAGCCATTTGTATATTTTACCACCAAGCCAATAACCGCAATAAGGGCTAAAATTCCCGCTACGATTAAGCCTACCGGATTGGCGTACATCGCCAAATTAACCAGCCACATAGCCGCCTTAAATGCTATAAGTCCGTACACTATGTTTTTTATAGGGCTTGGCAGACCTACAAACCAATTTATAACGGTACTTACGCCCGTTGCCACTAAATCCAATACCCAAGCAATCCCCGTAAAAGCTCCTTGCAACCAACTTAATGCCGTAGTGGCGGCATCGCTACTACTTGTAAATCCGAATAGGTCATTTATTAAGGTTTTAAAAGGCGATAAAATACGGGTAATCGCATCCCATACGTAGCCAAACCAAACCGTTATATTTTGTAAGTTGCGTTGTAAGAAGTCAATGCCTTTGCCCAAACCTTCAATAACCGAAGCAAATACACCACCGCTATTTTGTCCTATGGAGTTTAAAAGATTGTCCCATTTGTCCTTTAGGTTGGATAATCGACCACCTAATGTTTTGCTAATAGCCGCCATACTTCCAGTAACACCTTCCATATCGCCAAAACCTAAAATAGCCTTGCGTATGCTTGTGCTATTGGCATCTACGGTTTTCTTAACACCTTTAAAAGCAAAGGTTACTTTATTGCCCGCTTTACTGGCTTTGATACCAAACTCTTTTAAGCGTTCAAACTCTGCGGTTTCCGCATCTAAAATCGCCTCCGTTAATTGGTCGAAGGATTTACCTTGCGAGGCGGCTAAATCGCCTAACGAAGTCATATTTTTTTCAGTTGGAATAAACCCGCGATTTACGAGCTTTACGTATGCTCCAGTTAATTGGTTGAGTTGAAACGGGGTTTTAGCGGCAAAGTCCTTAATCATGTTCATTGCCGTTTGTCCGGCTTCGGCAGATTGAAAGGTATTTGTTAATACCGCTTCGTACTTTTCAAACTCGGCACGTATATTTATGACATTGGATAAAAAACTACTTAACGAGCCTACAATAAAAACCGTTGCGAGCGTTTTACCCAGTTTGGAAAATATACCGCCCATACGTTTACCTTCTCTATTGGCACCACGCATACGACGCACCATACCTCTAAGTCTGTTTGTAGCGGTTCCGGCACGTCCGGCAATGCTACGCAATGACTTAGAGGCTTTGTCTCGTATTTTTATGATGTATTCGTAGGCTTTCACTTTGTTTTACTTGCTTTAGCTTCTTGGGTTTTGATATAATGTAAATCCATAATGTGCGTTGCCCATTCATGGTCGGTAAGAGCTTCGGGCTTTACCAATAAATACACCCGTATGGCGGCGTTGATCTCCCGAATGTTAAACCTTTCGGCTAACTCTTTGGCTGTGAGGTCGGAGGGGTCTATAATTGCCTCCGTTAGAACTTTTTTAGCGTTGCACGCTTTTGGTTCTGTAACTCTTCCAATGCCTTGTATAGTGGGAAACGATAGGTAGCGTTATTCTTATCGCTAAACGCTTCGTCCGCTTCAACCTTAATCGAGTCAAATAGTTTTTCGTCCGTTACAAATGGTTTGTTAGAAGGGTTTTTGTTTTCTGCCCAATCCAACTCCTCACGGGTAACCGGCTTTACTTTACATACCTTACCTTCGATTTCGATTGTATAGGTGTCGCCGTCTTTTTCTACTTTAGCATCCGGGTACTCAAAAAGTTTAACCAACTTCTTTTTAGCGGGTAAAAAATAGCTGTCGTCGGTTTTAATAACATCGTCGCCACCAAGCCAACAACTGTTAAGTAAACTCAATGCCATAGCATTTTCGCCGACCTCTTGTAAAAGGCTCATAGCTCTTTTCCAATCGAGCATTGTAGGCGGTTTTAGATAACATCCTTTGTCCTCGACTTCAAGGATAGAACCGCCCCCGTATTTATCTTTCCACTCCTGTAATTGTTTATTTGATACTTGTTTCATTGCGTAATAAAATTGGTTTAAATGTGCTTTTTAATGTCTCTAAACATAATTGGTAATTCAATTAGTTTATGTGTGTCGCCTTGCTGCATACCTTCGGTGTATTCGGTAATTTGCACACCCTTTAAGGTTTTAATAAGCGTTTCGCCGCCGTCCTCCGGGATGTATGCTACCGTAACATCAAATTCAAGGTTTAAAATGTCCTCCCCCGGTGCATCCCGTTCCATTGCGACAACTTCGGATTGCCACAATTCGAGTTTGCCCTCAAAGTCATAGTTACCCGATAAGATGCCCCACGGTTTATCGCCACGACCTCTCAAAAAACTTTTTTCTTTCTTTTTGGAATATTCAACGTTGGTTACCCCGTCAACCACACGACCGCCGTAGGCAATAGTTAAATCTTTCCAACCGTATTGTTTTGTACTAAAATCTGACATAATGCTATGTGTTTAAAGTTGTTGTAAATCCTATATTGATCGGGATATATTCAGCGTAACCGACCGGTAATATCTTTAAGTCGATTTTAAGCTCTCCACTCGATAGTATCGGTTGGTTGGGATTGATATACGCCTCTACACCGGACACCTCGCCATTGGCAGTCATTTGCTGGTTAATGGTCGTTTCTATCTTACTCTCCCAGCTTTTTATCAATGCTGGATGCACTTGCCCGTTTTCAGCAATCGGAATAACCTCTAATATCTCATCGACATAGGTTTGATATGCCAATACGTGTACTTTGTCTATAACCCAACCGTATGGCAACTTTTTGTAATCGTCCGTTGGCTTGGTTAAACTAATAGCGTGTGTGAAATAATACCCAGCTCTCCCGGTAAATGATTTAAAGAAAATGTAACCTTTGTTATGGATTGCATCCCAACCCGCCTCTAAATCTTCGACATTGCTACCGTCAGTAAAAAAGGCTTCCAAATCAATAATGGCACCGTCTTTTACTCGTCCCGGATTGTAGTGTACAGGGCTTGCCGCTTTACGACCTAAGAAGAGTCCAACCGAAGCATTTTTACTACCGTCGTTATTACCAATCATAATAGCTACACGGTTTTTATTATCTTCGGCATAATCCTTTAAATCGGAAATAGTACCCGTAAAATCCTTACCGTCCAATAAAATGCGTAGTGGTCTATTTCGTGATGCAAAACTCTCGGCAAGTTGTTGGGCTTTTGGCACGGCATTGTGTACATCTTCATCCAATCCGTTTGCCGCTGTAACGGTTCCCGTAGATTTTCTACTAATGGCTAATTGTTTAACACGCCCTTTGGCTTTTGTTAATAGCTTTGCCGCATAATCTTCGTTTTCATCGGCTGCGGTTTCCATTGTTACCGTACTGGTAATAAGCATAAACCACAATTCGGCTCCCGTTTTGGCAATACTATAAAAATCTCGTATTTGCTTCCACGCAAAACTATTGGTACTATCTTCTGTTATGCCCAAATCTTCCGCCTCTACTAAGCTAAAAATTTGGTATGCCTCTCCCGTTGATACGTTAGAGCTTCCCGAAACTGCCACCCCTGTAATAACCAAGCCTACGACACCATCGTCGGTTTGTAAGGTTTGGTTTAGGTTGCCGTTTCCTAAATTGACGGTAACTTTTGGTAATCCGGTACTCATAATTAATTATTTAATAAGTTTAATCTTCGTTTTTGTCTGCGGGTTAAGCGTTCCTTTTTAATAAGTACTAACCCCTGTATGGTATCGCCCTCCTTAAAAGTTCGTTCGTTACGAACGGTTTTAAGGGTATTTTGGGTAGGTTGCTCGCTTCTGAAATTGACATCTAATGCCTCATTTTTACGAGCTTTTAGCTTTTTGACTTCAACACTATTAGAAGTGTTGTTATTTATAGCTGTTGTCTCCTTTCTAATACCTTCAACTATGGCGGGAATTAACGCCTTATTGGTAAGCTCATTTGTTTTTAAAGCCGAGTTTAAGGTCGCTTTATGGGTAACAAATGCCGTTGCCGACATCACGCCAATAATGATAATTAGGTTTTCTATGATGTTCTTAAAATTCATTGGTGTATGTTTTTAGCATTAATTCCTATGCTTTTAAGCCAGTTAGGCACATCAAAGCTCGGGCAAGCCTTAGCGGCAAATTGGTAATGTCCGGCTACTTTAATATGAGGGTGGTGTAAAATCATATACTTTACATAAGCCTCTAAAGCCTCTTTTTGGGCGATTGTACGGGAGTCCTTTGGGTTCATGTTCTTATCACATCCTCCGGCGTACACCACATGACGGCTAACCCCGTTTATCCCTTTGGCTCCCCATGTCATTTCGTGGTTTTGTATAATATTATCCTGATTAAACGGGGAAAGGTTTACAAGTTCCCCGCCTAACTGGATAAGATCGGTATAACCTACACGGCTCCAACCACGACCCGAAGGTTTGGGAGAGAGGTGCCAACGCTCTATATCGGCTTTGGTAACCTCTCGTCCCTCTGGAGTAGCTGTGCAATGAACCACCAAATATTTAATCGTTTGCCCCATTATTAAGCTGTTGTACCTTCCACTAAATTGTACACGCCTTTTTTGTCCTTACGTGCGTAAGTACCACCAAAGCGTACTAAACAACTCATAATATCCCCGTAGTATTCTGCTTTTTTAGGCTCCAAGAATACCACGTTTGACCCTTTGGCACATCTTACAAAGTTTTTATGCCAAAAGATTGCACCAGCGCAATCGGTGTCTTGTCCGTTCGCTCCGTAATCTCTAACAGACCCGGCACCGGATGTAAATTGTACGGTTTTACTTCGCATATAGAAGGTAATCCCCAAGAATTGACCTAACGACCCTTTTACAAGAGGCTTACCGTTATTAAAATCCGAGCTTTTTACCTCTTCAATTTTCAGAATATCCGATAATTGTTGCGGAGTGATTAAGGCAAAACGTCCGTCTTGTGGGATGTCGTCCTTATTCATTTGTGCTTGTACGGCTAAAAGGTCGTCTAAAGTAATTGCCTTACGTGTTCCGGTACCCACACTTGACGTACGAGCATCCCCCGAAGTACGTAACACATTGGCAGCCCCTACCTTTGCTTTTGCCCAAGCAATCGCCATATAATCCGCAAAAGAGGTGTTTAACGACTCGGTGTGGTTGTATAAAATCGAGGCTCTTTTAGGGTAATTCGCTAAAAGCTCTTCGCTATACTGTAACCACGTTGGGTCGGTAGTAAACTCGTGCAAACTATATTTGTGGTGGGTGTCGTTACGCTTTGAGGCTTCCGCTTTTTCCGTTCTGTCTATCTCAACATTTGGAGCGGTTCCGGCGTGTGGTAAAATCACTTCGTCGCCATTGACAAATTGCGAGTCGCTTACGGCATTCATGTAAAATGAATTGTCCGGGTATAGGTTTTCGGCTAAATCTTTAGCAAATAACCTACTTAAATAGTCTTTTCCTTGTGCTATTGCTGGCATAATATCTTATTTTAAATGTTCGTCTAATAGTTTCTCAAACTCTTTAGGATTGTTTGCCTGTAATTTGGCAAGTCCTTCCGGGTCGTTCTCTTGGTACCATGCGTAGTTTTTAGCCTCATCCGTTTTGGATAGCTTTGCCGACGACTTCGGTAACTTGGTAATAAAGTCCCCTAATTGCTCATTGGCTTTTGGAGTTTCTTCGGGGTTCTCTTCGAGGTCGTCAAACAGTTTTTCAAACTTGGTTTTCTCTCCCTCAAAGTCTTTTTCAAATGCAGCCAACTGCCCGCCTTTTAGAGCTTCCGGTATAATGCCTTTCTCTACGGCTTTATCCACAAGTTTTGCTGCCTCTGCTTTCTGTGCGGTTTCTTGCTTTTGCTTAAAATCCGCTAATTGCTCTTTGGCAGTTTGTAGGTTGCCGACTTCTTTTAAAATTTCATTTTCGGAAGCATTGGCATCCAGCTTTAAAGCCAAAGCAATGGTTTTTAAATTTGACATATCTGTATTTGAATTTGAATGAATACTTAAATTGATTTGTGGGAGTGCATCCGATAGTTGTACCGTGTCCCCGTTTTCGCCGTAGAGTTTTAAGGCGTTGGAATTACTACCTATATCTACAATAGAAATTTCTTGTAGTTCGCTTTTGGTAACCGTTGCTCGGGTTTGTCCGGGAAGTAAAAATTTAGCATCCTCGCTACGCTCAACAATACGAACGCCTACACTTGCCATACGCAAAAATCCTTTTTCTACTTTCTCTTTAATGGATTTGGCAAATTCGTCGGACTCATCAAATACCGCATCGGCTTTGAGTACGTCGCCTTCTTTACGCACATTTTCCCATTTTCCTATAACTCCCGTTGTGTTGGCTTCCCAACGATTACGCTTGTGCATATATAGCATAATGGGGTTGCGCTTAAATTGGGCTATATCTATCCCTTTGGTTAAGACACGAAACCCGTAACTATTAATGCTTTCGTCTGATACTATAAATGTGATTGAATTAGGCATAATGACTACATAATTTTTTTCATTTTCGATTACTAATCGTTACGGCAAAATTGAAACGTGTTTGTATCGTGGGCAAATTCTCGTCCAATGGTTGTATGGATTTTACCCAATGGTTGTATAGATTTCGCCCAATGGTTGGAGCAAAATTTTAACCTTTCCTTATAGTAGTACAACTTTGCACTATATGAATGATATAAGGTTAGATACTGGAGGCGACTTGGATTTTAAAAACGGCGATATGGTTATAGACGATGCCACATTACGCCAACAAGAGCATATAATTATTGCAAACAAAGGCGAGTTTAAGGAGTCGCCCGAAATTGGTGTCGGTATTGTTGAGGCATTAAATAGCGAGAGTCCCGGACAAGTACTAACCAGTATTAAACGAAATTTTGAGTACGACGGCATGTACGTAAAAACGCTTCGATTTACAAGCGAGGGTAATATAGATGCGGATGCCGAATATAAAACCGAGTAATAGTATGGCAAGGAAAGGACGATTAACCAACCAAGAACGAGACCGAATAAAAAACGATGCTTTAGGGCTTTTTATTCGTGGGTACTCCTTGCAATCCATTTCAGAAATGGAGACCATACAAATACAAGTAGGTACCTTACGTAAATGGGCAAAAGAGGGCGATTGGGAAGAGCGCAAACGACTTGAAAATATAAGCCCTTCCGAAATTAAAGCCATGATATTAAAAAATGTTGCGGCGATCAAGAGCGGTAAAGCAATGCCCTATAAACCCGACGATATTAGTAAACTGGCATCGGCTTGGGAAAAAATGGACGATGTACGTAAACGTGCGGTGTACGCTATGGAAGCCTTTAGCGGTTTTGCCGATTGGATGCTCGATAGGGCAACTAAAGCAAGCGGTAAAAAGCGTAAAGCAACCATAGACCGTTTGCAGTTATTCCGAGAGTTACAAGACGAATATTTAAACACGCTTTTAGAATGACGGCAACCGAATTTAAAAAAGTACAGGAAAGGTACAAAGCCCAATCCAAGTTTATACAAGAGCTTACTTATGACTCCTTAATTAAAGAGTCAGCCGACGAGCAAGAGGCTCGTATTAAGCACTTGTTAAAACCTCAAAATTATAACGCCTTTTTCGATTATTATTTTGGGATTAACTCGGGGTTGCCTTTGGCGGATGCGCCTTGTGCGGACTTCCACCAATCCAGTTATGTAAAAGTATTTCGTAATCCCTTTATAGTACAGTTACGAAAATGGTATCGTGGAGCGGCAAAATCCATACATACTAATGTTGGTAATGTATTGCACCTCAAACAAAATAACGAACTCTTTTTCGGGCTTATCATTGGGCAAAATGGAGACCACGCCAAAATACTGCTAAGTGATTTACAAATGCACTTAGAGCATAACGAGCGAATTATCAAAGATTTTGGTAAACAAGTTACTTACGGCTCTTGGGCAGACGGCGAGTTTGAAACTGCCGATAGGCGTTATTTTAAGTCTTTGGGATTAAACCAACCTTTTAGGGGCTTGCGTTTTGGAGCATATCGTCCGGACTTTGCCAGCGTGGACGATTGCGAGGACAGAAAACGAGCCAAAAACGTAGAGCTTACCAAAGAGTACGGCGAAAAGATTACGGGGGATTTGGTAAAAGCCTTCCATTTAAGACGTGGGCGACTTGTGATACCTAATAACTATATCGTAAGGGACGGTATTTTAGACTTTGTTAAGCAAAAGTTTAAGCATAGCGAACATTTCCACGATCATATAGTAAACCTATCCGATGCGGATTTAAACCCGTCTTGGCACCAACGGTTAAGTAAAGAGGATGTTATCGAAATTAACCGTAAAACAGATTATTACACCAGCCAAAGAGAGGATTATAACAATCCAATCGAAGAGGGTAAACTCTTTAAAAACGAGTGGATAAAATGGGTTAAGGTTCACGGGAACCGCTCTAACTGGACGGGTGTAATTTGTCATTGGGATTTGTCCTATAAAAAGCAAGGGGATTATAAAGCCTGTGCAATACTCGGTTTTGGTTATGGTAAAATCCATGTCTTGGATGTGTTTTGCCGTAAATGCGACCTATCGGAAGCCGTTAATTGGCACTTTGATAAGATTATGAACTATAACGAAAAAGGCATACCCATAAGTCAATATTTCGATGCAACCGCCGCACAAGAGGAGGTATTTTTACCAGTATTCAAAGCCGAGAGCGAACGACGAGGATTTTACAGTTATCCAATGCCGGCACATGTAAATACCGATAAACACATGCGTATAGAAGCTACTTTAACCGATGTGCTGTTTAACGGGCTTTTGGTTTGGGACGATCGTATTAAAGATTTACCCGATACAAAAAACGCTCTAAACCAATTGTTGTCCTTTGAAAAAAACACGAAAGGGCATGACGATTTCCCGGACACATTGGAAGGAGCTGTACGTATTGGAAGGGCTAATTTTTCTTTGGATGAAAATGCCAGTTTTGGAGGCGGTGCCATAATTGGAAAACGCAAACGTAAAGGGTGGTAAACCTATAACTATATAATAATGAGTGTACGTAAAGAATTTATAACATCAGTTAAAACCAAACTTAAAGAGCTTGGTGTATTTGAGCTAATAGATTTACAAAAAGGGCAGTTTAACGACCCCGAGCAATCGTATGGGCAAGTTTATACGGCTGCACTAATTGAAATAGACGATATACAATGGGAGGCTATGACTAACCGAACAAAAGAAGGAAAAGCCACTATAAGGGTATATTTATACACAAAAGAAGGATTTGCAGACCAACACCATAAAACAAATGACCCCGAAGGCGGTTTAACCGAAATAGAGTTACAAGACAATGTTACCGAAACCTTAGACGGTTATAAAGGGAATTGCTTTAAACCTTTAAGCCTTTCAAGAGAGGGAGCGGTACCCGTACCTCATTTTGGTATTATGGGTTATCAATTAGAGTTTACAACTTGGGTATATCAACGATTAAAACAAAAATATGTTTATTGAAATTAACGAATTAAAGACAGTAATGCCCCGACCGGTTGTGGACATTATTACCAATACGGATGAGGACACGGTAAACAAAATTATCCGTGAGTCTATTAAAAGCGTATCTAATTACCTCTATCAATTTTATGATGTTACTCTAATTTTTTCCGCAACTGGAGAAGATAGAGACGACGATATTTTAAAGCATTTAAAAATCATAATTAAGTACGCTTTATATGGCATAAGGGACGGTATTACCGAGCGGTTAGAAAAAGATTATAACGAGTCGTTGCGCTGGTTAGAAAAAGTATCGGAAGGTAAAATACGTCCCGATTTACCTATGCAGACAACAGACGACGGACGAGACGGTAGTTTTTTAAAAACAGGGTCGAGACCTAAATATAGTACAGGCTGGTAATGGATGATTTAGCAAAGGATTTACGGGCATTGGCTGTAAAGACGGCTAAATTTATGGAAGAGGATTTACCCGAGATTATTGCAACGGAAGGGCTTAACCATATTAAAAAGAGCTTTAAAGATGAAGGATTTACCGATAGCTCATTAAAAAAATGGAAAAAGCGTAAAACCACCGATAAGCGAGGGCGAAACATTACCCGGTACCGTACCAATCGTGTAGGGCGAAGGGGTAGCCCGAATAAATACGGGCGTAGTATTGTTGGCAGACCAACACTAACAGGACATGCCACCGGAGGCAATAAGCTCCGTAATAGTTGGAGAGCCAAAACAAGACGTAATAGTGTGGTGTTTTTCAGTTATAAAAAATATGCCCAGCGGCATAACGAAGGTTTAGACGGAATGCCTAAAAGGCAATATATAGGAGCTTCCAAAGTATTGGACTCGAAAATAGAACAAAAAATAACCCGGTCGTTAGACAGGATTTTTAAACAATAATGTAATGGGAATTAAAACGTATTTAAGCGACAATTTAATTAAGTTGGGTATGAGCATACAAAAGCCTCGTAATCCTAAAACATCAAAGCAAGTAAGCGTACTTATTGATAGTATAAAGGAACGCCGTAGTATTTGGCGTAAAGAGGTGGTAGATTGGCAGTTTGGGCGGGAAGCCTATTACGATGAATACACCCCAACCACTTGGCAGTTACAAGACGTGTACCACGATGTTATGCTAGACGATCAATTAACGACCGTTACCCAAGATCGTAAACTACGTTTACTTAATAAAGAATTGGTAGTTTATGGCAAGGACAAAAAAATAGATGAGTTTAAAACCGAGCTTTTAAACGATCAAGAATGGTTATTTGATTTGCTTAATGAGTGTTTGGATAGTATTTTTTACGGGTACTCGTTAGTGCATTTGCGCACGGGTAAAAACCTTTTGGGCAAAACCATTATTAAAGAACCGCATCTAATCCCTCGTGGCTATGTATCGCCTCATAACAAAATGATTTTAAAAAATGAATGCGACCCAACCGTAGGCGTAGAATGGAGTAAGTTTGCTAATGAGTTACTATATGCTCAAATGTACAATCCAGTAGGGATATTAGAAAAGGCATCGCCGCTAACCATTCTTAAACGTCATTCGTGGGGAAGCTGGGACGAGTTCGAGCAAATATTTGGTATTCCTATTCGTGTGGCTAAATATGCACTCGGTAACGAAAAGCTAAAACAGGAAATTGCCGGGTGGCTGGAAGAAATGGGGTCGGCGGCGTACGGTGTGTTTCCTAAAGAGGCGGAAATAGATATTAAAGAAAACCAAAAAAGCGATGCGTTTAATGTATTTCTAAAGAAAATTGAGCGTGTTGATGCTGGACTCTCTAAATTGATACTACATCAAACAGGAACCACCGACGAAAAAGCATTTGTAGGGGCTGCCGAAGTACACCAAAATACATTAGACCAAGTAACGTTAGCCGATGAGCGTAAAATAACCTTGATTTTAAAACGCTTGGTGTATATCCTTCATTATTGGGGCTATGGGTTTGACGGAACCGAGCGCATCGGTTTTAAAAAGACGATTAACCCTAACAAGCAAATTACCATAGATAGCCAATTAATGAGTGGCGGGGTACGATTTAAAAAGGAATATATCGAACGGGTTTACGGTTCCGAAGTTGAGTCGGTACAGGCAGCAACCGGAGAGACTAAAGACGAAAAAAAAAAAGCCCTAACTAATCTTAAACTTTATTATCGTACACTTTGTTGCGACCATACCCATTTAATTGGAGAGGATTTTAACCCTATCAAATCATCTATTGTAGAGCGATATATCGGGCAGTTATTTAAGCGCAAAGGAATTAGCCCAGCTACCGAAGGCTTGTTTTGGAAGGAAGTATTTAAAAATTTGAGTTCCGGGATTGAAAAGGGGTATAATTCCAAGCTACAATACAATTATGCCGACTTTGAGCTATTGGCAAACCTTAAAACCAATGCGGCGGTATTTTCAGTATTTAAAAACCACTCATTTAAAAACGAATTGGTTAAACTTCTTATTGACGATAACGGCGACGTTAGAGACTGGAGTAGCTTTAAAAAAGAGGCTCTAAAATTAAGTGATACCTATAATGTTACTTGGTTACAAACCGAATACGACCACGCCGTATCGGCTTCTAATATGGCGGCTAAATGGCAAGATTTCCAAAAGCGTAAACACTTATATCCAAACCTTAAATATATTACCGTAGGCGATAATAGAGTACGGGAATTGCATAGTAAATGGCATAACCTTGTATTGCCAATAGATCATAAATTTTGGGAGACCCATTACCCGCCAAATGATTGGGGTTGCCGTTGCGATGTGATGCAAACCGATGAGCCGATTAACACCAAAGATTTGGAGGTAAACGATATGCCCGATTTACCTAAACAATTCAATATTAATTACGGAAAACAAGGCAAAGCCTTTGATAAAAACCACCCGTATTTTAAAACGCATTTAGACGATACAAGGGCATTGCGTGAAGATGTAGAGCGTTATAAGTTAAAAGCTCCCGAATACATAGAGTTAAGGGATGAAAAGGTTAGTGTTAGTGCTTGGGCAGATCGTAACGACTTGGGGATTAACTTGCAAATGGCATCACTTATTAATAAGAAGCTCAAAACCGATATTAAGATTAGACCACATTTAGAAGTACAAAAACTAAAAAACCCGGAGTTTGATTGGGACGGTATAAAGGGCGACTTAAAAGAAGTTACCAGCCTTATGGGTATTCGTAACGTATTGGACGATCTAAAAAAGCAATGTTTTATTAAAGGAAAGGATAACCAATATTTTGGAGTTATACATTTACTTTCCGAGCCGTTAGACCTTAAAATTTTAAGACGAGAGTTAAACCGTAAAATACATACCACAAGAAGCAAATACCTTAAAGGATTGTACTTTGTTCGTGGTAATAAGGTTGTGTATTTGTCTCGTGAAGATATTGTAAATAGAAACTATAAAAACCTCCTAAAAATACAATAGACATCTAAAAGATGTCTAAGGAGGCGGTTTTGGGTTTCCCCGCATCCGCATTACAAATATACAAAATTTTTAATAAGTGTAGATACCCTCGCCTTTTACTATGGCTTCGACGGTTCTTGGAGAGATAAAATACTGTTTGGCTGCCTCTTTAAAAATCTCGTCGGGTTTCCATTTATGATTTTTTTTAAAGAGCTTTGCCACACAATCTCTAACTAATTGATTTCTTCTATTAAATTCGTTGGTATTTCTTCGCATTAAGGCAAAGTTAAAAAACCGATTGCATTAATACAAAAAGTTGTTTTAATGTGAGATATAATCTAATAATCCTTTAGATTTTTGATATGCTTCTACTTTAAAGTCAGTACTAATTAGTTTATCATTTTCATACTTATAGATTACTTTTACAAGATAAACACCTCTTTTTTTATTTTCCATGAAAGAATTAATACCCTTTTTGAGATGTTCGCTTTTCGCATTTTTATCTATTAGATATTGGTTTGATTGCTTGTATGTAAGTTTCTTTTTCTTCTT